ACAGGTACCATACCCAAAGACAAATCTGAAGCAATGTCTTTACGTTGCAGTCTTGGCAATGTGATTGGCAAGTTGAGTGCCAGCGAACTACAGGATCAAGGAGTTCTGGCTGCATGTCATGTTAAAATTATGCAGCTACTGGATCATAGTGAGTATAGCAATTACCAAAGCGAATTGAAATTTTTACTTGAGTCGGCACCTAGACTAGACTACATTGGCGAAATAGTTAAACGAATACAGGAAACTGGGAATACATTGATCCTGATAGATAGGGTAGCAGCAGGGAAAGAATTGGTTGCACGACTAGGAGACCGAGCTGTGTTTGTCTCAGGCAGTACCAAAGCAAAGGACAGACAAGATGAATATGATGAAGTGGCAGAATCTAGTGATAAGATTATTGTGGCGACTTATGGTGTGGCCGCTGTGGGTATTAATATCCCTCGTATTTTTAATTTGGTTCTTATTGAGCCCGGAAAGAGCTTTGTTAGAGTTATCCAAAGTATTGGTCGAGGCATTAGAAAAGCTCAAGACAAAGACTTTGTACAAATCTGGGACATAACAAGTAGTTGCAAGTTTGCCAAGCGTCACTTAACACAAAGGAAAACTTTTTACAAAGAAGCAAATTACCCGTTCACGATAGAAAAAGTTGAATACAAATAATAACAATGGAATAAAATGTCAAGAATACTTAACCTAGATAATAACAGAGCGTACGATATGAACGAGATCCCAGAAGAGGTGGATGATTTGCGTTTTTGTGTATTGGACAACAGTGACCCCAAGAACCCTGATTACTTTTACATCCCACTAATTTTCTTAGAAAGTTTCAATAGCCCTGCACTGGTGCTACGAATTGGGCAATGGACTGTTAAGATGCCAGTGGATTGGCAACTCCTAATAGGAGAACACGACACTGGCGACCTTGAAGTGATTCCTCTTACCAGTATCAACGATCGCGGATTCAGTGCATTTTGTTTTAATCCTATCAGTAGTTTTCGTCCAGAATTTCATGTTGTAGAGATAATTGATATCTATCAGGATGTCAAATGGTATTTTCCCAAACTCAAACCGGGGCAGATGCTAGCAGTGCCGGTTGAATCTGATGTTGATAAACCTCTTTGTGTGTTCTTTGTCAAGGACATCAGCCGTGCAAATGAAGTTGTTGATTACGGAAAAGCCTGGTAATGCCAATTTATGAAAGTCCGGATAAGGGTGAAACTGTGTATGTCAGACAAGAAGGCGAAACGTTCCGTCGCCTACATTCAGAGAGTGAAAAGAAAAAATCACTGCATGATGACGTAATGGAAAGTAAATTATGGGGAAATATCCGTCGTGCAGCCAGGACTAATCCTGCCTTGCAATCAGAGCTGGACCGTGTTATAATGTTCTATCATCTTTCAAAGAAAACAAAATGAGTAAACTAGACATTGCAAACGAAATGAAAGCATTTGATTTAAAAGATCGTGCTTTCTACGATAGTCTAAGTGACGAAGAGCGTAAAAAATTCAGCACATTCCTTATGCTTAAATGGGGTTGCAATGTTGAAGGCTCAGCAGAGCTACAAGAATGGTATCTACGTGTACACAATGAACGTGTGAATATTAACTTTTTTGATCTCGGGCGCCATCCAAATTTGCAATGGTTGTTGTGCACAACTGTTAGCCCTCTAATGGGTACTAAAAGACACTACTGGTTAAAGACCACAAAAAAGAACAATAACCGTGCACATAAATTTATCTCTGCACAGTTTCCTGAATTAAAAGAAGATGAAATTGATCTAATGGCTGAATTAAATACCATTGCGCAACTCAAAGATATGGCACGTGAGTTAGGCTGGGACGAGAAAAGAATCAAAGCAGAGCTATGATATCAGAAGACGATATTTTGTCTATTTGGAAAAGCACAATTGTGGCCATACAAGAACCCAAACACATTTGCAAATTTTGCAACAGAGCATTTGTCAAGGAATCCACATTAAATAGTCATGCATGTGAAAAAAAGCGTAGACATCAACAAGAAAAAGAAACTGGCGTACAATGGGGATTTCAGGCATACGTACTGTTTTATAACAGTACACAGTCAATGGCAAAACCTAAAACTTATCAAGATTTCAGCGAAAGTTTGTACTACCTGGCGTTTGTCAAGTTTGGCCGTTACTGTGTTGGACTACGCTGTGTAAACGTTACTTTGTATACCCAATGGTTGCTGAAGAATAACAAAAAAATAGACCAATGGTGCTCGGACAAATTGTACGAATCCTGGCTAATTGAATATGTACGTAAAGAGTCAGTACAAGATGCACTTGAACGTGCCTTAAAGGAAATGCAAGAATATGCAGACACTCATCCAGAACTCAAGAACGGTTTCAACGATTATTTTCGCTATGCCAATAGCAATCGTATTGTATACCATATATCAACAGGACGAATTAGCCCTTGGGCTGTTTATAATTGCGCTTCGGGAATTACATTTCTTGGTCAACTCAATGAAGTGCAGGTGGGCATGATTATGCCATGCATTGATCCAGATTTTTGGCAGGCAAGATTTAAAGAGAACCAAAGTGATATCAAGTGGGCCAAAGAAATTTTAACGGCAGCAGGTTTATGAAATTTACCAGTGACATTGATATAGATTTTGGTAATCGGGATGATGTATTACGGTTAGTTAAACATATTCCAGCAAGTATATTCAGAGACGAAAAAATATTAAATCACAACTCAGGTATATACGTGACAGACATACCAATGGATCCTGTCACGGGCCGTGCCAGCATAGATTACCAAGCTGCTGAAGCTCGTGGATACATCAAGCTGGATTTTCTCAATGTAACCCTATATAATCAAGTAAGGGATGAACAGCATCTGTTACAACTGATGGCAAAAGAACCTGCATGGGATCGTTTGTATGATCGTGAATTCTGTGCCAAGCTAATTCACATAGGGAATCATTACGATACTTTAATTAAGATGCCTCAGGCTGTGAATTATATTGCTAGATTGGCCATGTATCTTGCAATCATACGTCCAGCAAAACGACACCTGATAGGGCTACCTTGGGATCAAGTAGCCGAGACTGTTTGGGACAAACCCACAGACAACAGTTATTATTTTAAAAAGAGTCATTCAATTGGTTATAGCCATTTGGTTGTAGTAAACATGAATCTACTAGAAGAGACTTCTAGTTAACTTTGCGTATCAGGGTTATAGATCTGCGTTTGCTACGCTTTGAGGCCATTTCTTTTAGATTGATATGTGGGCCTGTATGAATCTTAACATCCTTGCTGTTTAATGTTTTAACGCAAAACTTAAACTCTGCCCATTCCTGTTTTAAAAATACATTGATAGGAATAATCCTATTGCTTTCCCACCACCACTGTTCCCCCAGATCCAAGAAGCGTTTCTTCTGTTCTGCTTCACGTAAACTTCCAAAATCGTAGATAGTGGTTATTTGTTCATCGCAGTTTTGGATAATTCCAATGTATTCATTTCCGCCATAAGCAAGATATGTAATAAAGGGGTAACGGCTAAGTAGTTGTTTGATTTCTTGCACAGGCTAAATACTAAAATATATGATAACAATCTATTTATACCCGAACATCATTGAGGTCCAAATTTGGGACTCAACGCTCTTTACTACAAGGAATCAATACATGTATGCCAAACCTGTGACTATATACCAAGGAATTGATAATCCTATACAGGTAAAAGTTAAAAATCAAGATCAAAAGCCAGTAGATATGACAGACAAGTCGATTCGTGTGGACATTCAGGACACGGTGAATTCTTTGACTGTTCATACCTCTACGGTGACATTTAGTAATATTGCCAAAGGGTATGGTACGTTTATTATCTATAAGGATCTAACTGCAAGACTTGATCAGCGCCAGTATAAATTGACTTTCAGGACAATTGATACAACCAACAATGCAGAACAACCAGTATACATTGACAGCAACTATCAGGTACCTCTAGATTTAATAGTATTGCCAGCATACTATGCTGACATGCCATGACATGTATCATGAATGTTAATAAATAACTAAAACATAGGACATTATTATGAAAATATCAGACCTTCTTAGGAATCTGGCAGATAAAATGGATTCTGGGTCCAGTGACTCAAATGACAATATTGAACAGGATACTGACAATGATCATTCACTAGATGGTGTAGGTACCATGGTGCCGCCATTGCAACAAAAAATTGAATTAATAAAAAAATCAGCTGGCATTGATAATATCTACGATAATCCAGACAAAAACGACGACATTGAACAACTCAAAAAGATGGCTGGCATTACCCAACATCAAAATCAAACAATTGGTGACGACGAAGAATCTGATTGACCTGACATAGAGGAACTATAGTGTCATATACAAAAAAAATAAAAGCTGGTCTGGTACACATTGATCCCAATGAATTCATTGGGGAAAAAGGTACAATATTTTATGACTACGAAACTGGAGCAATGTCTCTCAGCGATGGTGTTAAACCAGGCGGTAATCCAATTGCCAGTGGTAACGGTTCCCGTGGTTATACTGGCTCAGCTGGTGTGGGTTATACTGGCTCAGCTGGATCGGACATTGAAAACTTTGGTCGCGGATTTACTAATACATTAGACAGTGGAAAGATCACTACCAGCAAACTATACAATAGACCAGCCGATCTGGCGCTTAACAATCATTTTGAACTAAGTGTTGACAACGGTGGCGTTGTACATCTTCCAGATGGTAGCATCATCAACGGTGCCACACTAAAAACTATACCGGGTAACTATGCTGGTATCACTGCTGGACCGGTGGGCCGGGATGAAGATTCATGGGTTTGGGTTGACAATGACGGTGTTTGGATTAGCACTAAAGAAAGCACAACTGCTTATACTTGGCATTTTGATAACAATGGTACATTGACCTTACCAACTGGTGCAGAAATTCTCATAGATACTCCAGGATCATTTGCTGTTAGTTCTACAAGTGGCATGGCACTATTTGACAATAATTCTGATCCAGGCAGTATGGTCGAGGGTGATTTAAGCGAAATTGGATTTTTTGCTGATGTAAATTCAGCACAAAACGCAAGAATTAGTCTTGTAAAAATGTCTTCCACTCCTGGCGAGCCTGTAGTACTTAATTGGACTTTTGGCACAGATGGTGCACTAACATTACCAACTGGATATAGTATAGGTGGTAATACTAACGGTAATGACGGTATTGCTTTAACCACAGACCGTGGTACTATATTGTTTGGTAATCATCCTGAACAATGTACTCCTACCGCCGTATCACATTTCCACATAATGAAGCAGGATCCTTATCATGTGGATCTATTCCTTGGTGATGATTTCAATTATGTTAAACT